CCGCGTACAAGACAAAGAAACTTGAGGAAGAGCTGGCGTCGCTGAAGCGGGAAAAAGAAGTCGCAGGGCTGGCATCCGAAGCCAGGAAGACTTTGTCCGATGATGGAATCAATATCCCAGATGAGCTTCTGGCAAACCTGATCGGAGAAGATGCGACTAAAACGAAAGCTAATGTTGAAGCATTCACAAAGTTATTTAATGAGGCTGTCAATGAGATCGTAAAGAAAAAGGCGCAGCAGGATTCCCCGCTGGAAGGCGGCGGTCAGGGATCGGGCGGCGGAAGCAAGACGAATCTCGCTGAAATGGCAGCAAAAGCAAGAATTATCAAATAGGAGGAACTTATGAGGAACAAAGAAATGAAACTGCAGTTATTCGCACAGACGTGGAATCCGGATAATGTAACGGTCTTTGAACACAAAGACGGGACTATTCCAGATAAGTACAACGACCTGATCCTGAAGGATGTCATGGAAGGCAGCAAGGTGATGCAGCTTGCCAAGTATGAGGAAATGGACTCTAAGGAAAAGAAGTTTGAGTACTTTGCAAAGGGTCCAGGGGCTTACTGGGTAGGTGAAGGTGAAAAGATCAAAACTTCCAAGCCACAGTGGCTTACTGCAAAGATGGTTGCTAAGAAGCTGGGCGTTATCGTTCCATGCTCCAGAGAGCTGCTGAGATACAAGGTGTCCGACTTCTTTGAGAAGATGAAGCCGAAAATCGCAGAAGCGTTTTATAAGAAGTTCGATGATGCAGTCATCTTGAATGCGGACAATCCGTTTCCACAGTCTCTGGAGGAGTCTGTGATGGAAAGTGGTAATTCTATCAGCACAGGTCTTACGTATGATAACATCCTCGCCCTGGAAGATATTCTGTCCGACGGCGACTTTGACGTTAACGCGTTCATCTCCACAAAGAAGAACAGAAGCACGCTGCGCAACGTCCAGAAGATCGAAAACGGCGTCGTTGTTGAGACCCTGTATGACAGAGCAAACAATACGCTGGATGGCTACCCGGTAGTAGATCTGAAATCTCTGGAAAAGGGCACGCTGTACGCAGGGACTTTGATTACATGTATTACGGCATTCCGTATGGCATGAGCTACAAGATCTCCGAGGAAGCGCAGCTGTCCACACTTACCAATGAAGACGGTACACCGGTAAACCTGTTCGAGCAGGAACTGGTGGCTCTTAGAGTGACGATGGATGTGGCATTCATGATCGTTAAGGATACTGCCTTTGCAAAGCTGGAATCTGCTTCTAGGCTGGGAACACTGACAGTAAGCTTTGTCGCAGGCACAGCAACCGGTGATACGAAGGTGACGATCTCCCCGGAAAAGGCTGAGGGCAATTCGTATAAGTACAAGGTGGCTGACACTGAAACTACTGTGACATATGGTCAGAATGTGAAAAACTGGACTGCATGGGACGGATCTAAGGATATCACTGCAGAGACCGGAAAGAAGATCACTGTCGTTGAATGTGATGCGGAGTTCAGAGCCGTTAAGGCTGGATCTGCAACAGTAACAGCGAAGTCTGCATAGGAGGATCGGTATGTATAAGGTAATCAAAGCCTTTACCGATCTGCACGACGAAGATTACCCGTACAGCGTGGGAGATTCTTTCCCGCGCGTCGGGATCAACGTCACGGAAAAAAGGCTCAAAGAACTTTCTGGATGTGAGAATAAGCAGGGTATGCCGCTGATCGAAAAGGTAGCAGACGAAGCACTGCCGGCTGCAGTCCGGAAAGCTGTAGGAAAGAAGTAAGGAGGCAGATATGCTGGAAGATCTGAAGCGGATCCTGGGGATAGCGGTAGAGGATACCGATCTTGACAATAAGCTTAACTGGATCATCAGTTCTGTAAGATCCAGATTAAAACTGCTGCTGGGCGGAACAGATCCGCCAGAAGAAATGAATTTCATTATAGTAGAAGTGGCCGTGGTGCGGTTCAATAGGA